AATTATCTAGTCTATTACACACACTTCGAGAACTTGGAGCAGATGAAGAAGTAGAAAAAGTAAAAGAAGCGTTAAAGCGTGAAGATGAAAAGCTGGAAGAACTTAAAAAAATGAATGGTGAGTATCTAACAGCTAAATTAGAAGAAGAAGCAGATTATCAAAAAACAGTTGATAGCAACAGAAAAGCAGACGTAGACAAATACAAGCAATACTTACAAGACCGTAAAAACGCAGACATTGAAGCAGAGGACTTGAGACTTCAATTAATGGCAGATAGTGAGTTCAAAGAGATTGAAATACTTAACGCACAAGCGGAGAGAAAACGTGAACAGATACTAAACGATGAGAAGTTATTACAAGACGAGAAGCAAGAGCTTTTAAAACTGTACGATAAAAAGCGTGAACAAGATGAACAAGTAATAAGAGACAGATACTTAGAAGCTGAGAGAATACACCAAGAAGAAGTAAGAGACGTAACACAGCCAGACTTTGAAGATTCTGCAATGGTTGAAGTTGAGCAAGAGATATTCACTCAGGAGCAACTAAAAGAAGTAAAAGACTATTACAGGGAACAGGAGCGAGAAGCTGATAGAATCGCAACACAAGAGAAGATTGATAACGCACAAAGCTATTTAGATAGTTCAATGCAGTTTTTAAACTCTTTACAATCTTTAAGTGATGCCGTAACAGATAACCAATTAGCGAAAGCGGAAGGTAACGAAGCGGAACAGGAGAAGATACGTAAAAAGGCTTTTGAACGTAACAAGAAACTACAGTTAACTATGGCAGTGGTTCAAGGTGTTCAGGGAGTTATGGCTGCATTTACGGCTGGTTCTTCAATGGGGCCTGCTGGTGTTGTTATGGGGCCTTTAATGGCTGCTCTTGCTGCGGTAACTGCTGGGGTAAATATCGCCAAGATTAAGAACACGCAATACGGTGGCGGTGGTTCTGGTGGTGCAAGTGTTCCGCAAAATGCAAGTAATAGAGTTCCGAGCTTTAACGTAGTCGGTAACAGTCCACAGAATCAATTAGCACAATCGTTAGGAACGCAAGAACAAGCACCTGTTAAAACGTTTGTAGTAAGTGGAGACGTAACGACAGCACAGAGCTTAGATAGAAATAAAGTAGACACAGCGAGTCTGTAAATAAAAAAAGCCCTACCAATTACGGTGGGGCTTTTGATTTTATTTGTTTTTTACGTTGATTTGTAGTATAGCTACTAGCAGTTCTGAAAATAGGATTTCTAAATATTCCTCTCTACTTTCTTTTTGTATTTTGTTTAGAATCGGAAATAGTGATTTGTATTTTGTTTTATACTTCTTATATTCTATTGTTTCAATATAATCACGAATAACATTAACAACCTTTCTTCTAAAAGGCTTGCCAGAAGTCATAGCTTTCTCTATTGCCTCTCTCATAGGGTAATATAGATACATATTTGGTCTATCGCATATCTCAAAAGAAACCTCTCTATCGAACAATTCGTTAGAGCCTCGATTTTGCCAATCAGCATACAAGTATTTCTTTTTAATATTCAGCTCTTCCGCTATAATTTCACAAATAACTTCTCTTGCGTCCGTTGCGTTATTTGAATAGCTGTAGCTTTTTTTTATTCTAAAATCAGCAAGTCTAAGTCTTACGTAATCATTGCAAATAGCTACATACTTAAACTCGTATGTATCAGGTAGTAATATTTGATAGTAACGTTTTAAACATCTATCCTCAACTGTACCGTTTGCATACAAACAAGCGCATTCTTTCCCGTAAACAATATCTTTTTTCATAATTACTCAGGTAAACTATCAAAATTCTTACTCTCTAAATTCCTATGTTCTGCTTTGAAATCTCCATTAGTCATTAATGCAGCCCTTTTAAGCTCATATGTTAATAGATTATTTGCTTGACCTACTAATTTACTCATTGCAGAAGCCTGAGCAACATCTATTTCGTTCTTGTCTAATCTCTCCATGCAGTCACATAATAAGTGAAACATTGATTTTGTGTTAACTGGTCTCATAATTTAATTTTTAGTTATTAATTTTCTTCAAATATATATAAATATTTTCAATAAGCAACAAAAACCATAAATAAAAGTCAATTAAATATGGAAGAAATAGAATTATTCATAAGAAACGAGAAAGAAGACGGGGTTTTTGCTGTCTCTTTGGTAGAGAGTCCAGCGATTGAAGAAAACTTCGTTGCTTTAAGCTCACAAGGTATAGAATTAAAGGTTGCAGATGAAGAAAGACGTATCGTTGTTGGTATGGCTTTAGTGCCTGAGAAGCGTATTTATCGCAAGATGAAAGGTAAAGAGTTTAACATTTGGTTCAGTAAAGAAACTATCGCGAAGACTCAGGAGCTTTACATGAGAAACTTAAACGCAAATAACGTAACAGTTGAACACGAGCGACCAGTAAAAGGATGTACAGTAATCGAAAGTTGGATTGTAGAAGATACTAAACACGATAAAAGCAATTTATACAACCTTAAAGCGGTTGAAGGTGCTTGGTGTATTATGATGAAGATACACAACGATGACGAATGGGAGAAGGTTAAAAGCGGAGATTATCAAGGGTTTTCTATTGAGGCAATGTATCAAGGTTTTGAACAGTTACAATCTAAAGAATTAACCAAAGAAGAAGAATTATTACAAACTATAAAAGAAATTATTACTAATGGCTAAAAAACTTGAAATAATCGGCAATTACTTAGTACTTACCGATACTGTAGACGCAACGACAATAGAATACCCTACAAACAGGGTAAGGTATAAAGACACACCAAACACTATTAACTTTAAATACATAGACGACCAGTCCCAAGACACTGAATACGCTATAACTGAGCTTTTACAGTCTGATGGTTCACCTTTTGCAAGTACGGATGATTTAATATATTATCTAAGAACTAACACGGGTTTTAGTTCGGCTTCGGGAGGTAGCGAAGCGTTACAAAATCAAGTAGTTGTTAATCAGTCTAATTTTGCTGAAACTTTAGGGGGTACAATAGACTCTACAAAAGATTACTTTTTAGATGGTGTTATTGATATGGGGACTACACAGATAACCGTGCCTACTACTGGTATAACTTTAAGAGGTTACAGTTTTGATTTAAGCGGTTTAATGTCAAGCGAAGATAATTATACCATGTTTATTAGTGAATCTATTGCTATCGGTTCGGGTAATATATTAGGGTTTGATTATTACGTAAGCGTCACGGGTACATCTTCAAAGGTTTACGAGTTATACGACGCAACTGGATTTAACGCTTTTGAATTTCAAAGAGTTAATTATATTAATTGCACATCTTTAGGTGATATTTACGAATATAGGCAAGGTTTGGAAACTGGAACGGGTAGATTTGGCGGTTCACCATCATTAACGCTGCACGGTATATGGTTAGGCGGTTACAGAATAACTACAAGCATAGTCAGAAATATGGATAACGCAACAACAGAGCCACTTTTTAAAGAAGGCACTTTGTTTGAAATGAGAAGTAGATTCTTAACAGATATAAATTGCGACTTGGGGACGTTGCAACCTTTGTTAGATTTCCAAGCTTTAAATTTTCCTAATTCAAGCACACTACAATTGAAGGGTTGTGAAATAACTAGAGCTGGTGTTTACAAGGCAAATGACGCAAATATCACTCCCAATATAAACAAAAAAGAAGAACCTTGTTATTGGAAAGGAAACAACGGACTACCTAATACCTTTGTTGGCGGTACTACAAGTGTAAGCAGTGAGGAGTTAACGGTAATTTCTTCTGGTTCTACATATTACACATTAGAGGGGATTTTTACAGGTAGTGGTTTAGAGCATTTCGAAGCTAGTGCTGACGGTAAACTTACCCACTTAGGGGTTAACCCTAGAGAGTTTGAAATAACAGCGTCTTTAGTATTGGAAAGTACTCAAAATAATGATTTATCTGTAAGGTTTGTAAAGTGGGATAATTCCCTAAGCACATTTACAAATTTAGATTACACAGAACAAACTAGACAGGTGAACAATTTACAAGGGGGGAGAGATGTTGCAAACTTCACCATTATTAACGGCGTTGTAATGGACAAAGATGATTATATATATTTAGAAGTAAAAAATAATAGTGGGAATAATAATGTAACTGCTGAGTCAAGTAGCTTCTTTAAAGTAAAAGAGAGATAAAAGAAATGGGAATATTTTAAATCCTGATACCCCATAAATAAAACAAGATTTATAAATAAACGTTAAATAATTAAACAAATAAATATATTTATGACAGATGCAAAAACAACTTTAGATAAAATCAAGGTTGCTTTAGGTTTTGAAGCCGAAGC